CCTGTAGGTACAGAATGGAATGAATGGCAAGATCAATGGACAGGTAATCCAAGAACAAATGTTAATACAAGAGGCAATCAAAGAATTACAACAACCAATGTAGATGTAGTTCAAACAAGAGGTGGTGTAAGAACAACCATAGTTCCACAGACCGTCAGACAAAGTTTAGGTAATAGAGTTATTTCAGTGGCATTTGTTCCTTTTATTAGAAGTAGAACAATTACTTTTACTGCTCAAGGTTTAAGACCTAATACTAGAGTTTTCCCTTTCTTTGATGAACAAAGTATAACTGCGTATGTGACACCATCAGGTGGTGCGTTAGGTGGTAATTTGACAACAGACGCAAACGGTGCCATATCTGGTACATTTGCAATACCTGATCCTAATACTGCTTCAAATCCTAGATGGAGAACAGGTAAGAGAGTATTTAGATTAACAAGTTCATCAACAAATGCAAAAGATGTGACTGCTAGTGCTACATCAGCAGAGGCAGATTATGACGCAAAAGGATTATTAGAAACCGTACAAGAAGCGATTGTTTCTACAAGAGAAGCAAGAACGGTAAGAACAGCTGTAAATGAAACAAGACGAACAAGTAGGGTTGCAAGTAGAACCGTACAACGAATAGGCGGTGGTGATCCATTAGCGCAATCATTTATGGTTAATGAAGAAGATGGAATATATGTAACCTCCATAGACGCTTTCTTTGCAACTAAATCATCTACAATTCCTGTAAGAGCAGAAATAAGAAGAATGGATAATGGTTATCCAAGTCAGGTGTTAGTTCCTTTTGCACAAAAATATTTAAATCCAGGATCAGTTAATACAAGTACAGATGGTTCAACAGCCACAACATTTACTTTTGACTCACCAGTTTATCTACAAGAAGGTATAGAGTATTGTGTAATACTATTTGCTGACTCGCAAGATTACACAGCTTATATTTCAAAATTAGGTGCAAAAACTTTAGATGGAAATAGAACCGTATCCAGACAACCTTTAAATGGTGTATTATTTAAATCTGCTAATTATAGAACATGGACACCTGAACAAACAGAGGACTTAAAATTAACTATTAAGAGAGCTGTCTTTGACACAAGTTCATCAGGTACATTAACACTTACAAATAAAACTTTACCTACAAAAACTTTAGATAGTAATCCTATTAGAACATTTAATGGTTCAACAACTATAAGAATATTCCACAAAAATCACGGTTTACATAGCACAAGTGATAATGTCACAATTGCAGGAGTAGCTGCAGGAACATATAATGGTATTGCACATAGTAATATTAATGGAACATATACAAGTATTAAAAATATAACATTAGATTCTTATGACGTAGTTGCAGGTGGGGCTGCAAGTGCAACAGGTGATGTTGGTGGTTCAAGTGTGACTGCTACACAAAATAGACAATTTGATGTTATGCAATTACAAATAGGACAAGTGACACATCCTGGT